CGGCTACAGGCACAATCAACTACGATGCAACGACTCAGGCTGTGCTGTACTACACCAGCAACGCCAGCGCCAACTGGACAGTTAACTTCAGAGGCTCATCTGGCACATCCCTGAACACGCTGATGGCTACCGGCGAATCAATGACTGTGGCTTTCTTGGTCACTCAAGGCTCTACGGCTTACTACAACAGTGCCGTGCAAGTGGACGGCACTACATCTGGTGTCACAACTCGCTGGCTTGGTGGTGCTCCTACAGCGGGAAATGCAAGTGGCATCGACAGCTACCGCTACCTCATCATTAAGACAGGCAGCGCGACTTTCACAGTGTTGGCAAGCAACACACAATTTAAGGCTTAACCCATGCCATTACAAGCAACTTCAGGGGCAGCAAGCTATGACGGCTTTGGTGGTGGTGCGGCTGCTGTGCCTAACTACATTGAGGATGTGTTCTCGACTTATCTTTATACGGGCGGCACTACAACCCAAACCATCACTAACGGAATTGACTTGTCTACTAAAGGTGGAATGGTTTGGATTAAAAGTAGGGCAAGCACTTACAACCATTCGATTTGGGATTCTTCCCGTGCTGGTAAGTATTTATTTGCAAATACCACGGACGCTCAAACAAGTACGGCGTATGTAAATTTTCTCACTACTGGTTTTACTGTTGCAGCACAGGATGGGTTTGGATATGAAAGTCCTTATGGTGGCCCCTACGTCTCATGGACATTCCGCAAGCAGCCTAAGTTTTTTGATGTTGTTACTTACACGGGGAATTCAACAGCAGGTAGAACTATCCCCCACAATCTTGGTTCTGTACCGGGTTGTATTATTGTTAAGCGTACAAGTTCAGCACAAGATTGGGGTGTTTGGCATAGAAGTCTTGCGGCTGGAAATCTTTTGTACCTTAATTTAACGTCTGCCGCTGGTTCAAATCCAGATGTTTTTACAACAACTCAACCTACAAGTTCAGTATTTTCTGTTGGAAACGATGCCGTAACAAATACATCGGGCCAAACTTACGTAGCCTACCTATTCGCCCATGACGCAGGAGGCTTTGGCCTGACGGGTACGGACAATGTGATTTCGTGTGGGTCTTTTAGCGGAGCCTCACTGGTAACGCTTGGATATGAGCCGCAGTGGGTTTTAATAAGAAGAATTGATACTGCTGCTGATTGGAGAATATTTGATACTATGCGTGGGTTTAATGTAAGCTCAGGTGGCGCACTTCTAAGTCCTAACAGAAGTGATGCTGAAACTGTTGGGTCTGACATCAGACCTTCTGCCACTGGATTTACTCCTACTTCTTTTCCATCGGGAACCTACATCTACATAGCCATACGCCGTGGCCCGATGAAAGTGCCTACGTTGGGGACTAGTGTGTTTAGCCCTGTTGCACGAACTGGAACTGGTTCTACCGCAAATGTGAGTGCTGGATTTCCTGTTGATACAGCATGGATCGATAACCGTACAAATACATCTTTTCAGGGTTTTGTGTTTTTTGATAGGTTGCGAGGGCAAAGCATCCGACTTTCGCCAGCTTATACAGACTCAGAACAATCTACACCAACCAACGAGTTGACAAGTTTTGCATCGAATACTCAAGTTACTTTGGGAGCATCTACTTCTGACAGATACACAAATTACAGCGGGTATACCTACATCAATTATTTCATGCAACGCGCCCCCAGCTTCTTTGATGAGGTTTGCTACGCAGGCTCCGGTTCTTCTCCTCAAGTATTGACTCATAATCTAACAGTCACTCCTGAGATGATGATTGTTAAATTTAGAGATGGAAGTACAAACTGGTATGTGTATCACTCAACACTTGGAAATACAAAAGCAGTATATCTAGATCAAACCAGCAATCCAGTTACATCGGCGGTATTTTGGAATAATACATCTCCAACTTCTACTCAGTTTACTGTTGGGTCATTCCCAAGCGGGGCTGGCAACTATGTGGCTTATTTGTTTGCCACGCTTGCTGGTGTTTCCAAAGTCGGCTCATACACAGGTAACGGAACAACCCAAACAATAGATTGTGGCTTTACAGGCGGGGCTAGGTTTGTTCTCATCAGGCGCACAGACAGCACTGGCGATTGGTATGTTTGGGACAGCGCACGGGGAATTGTTGCGGGTAATGATCCGCATCTCAGCCTCAACACAACGGCAGCGGAAGTTACGACAGATGACAGCGTTGACACTGACAGCGCCGGTTTTGTGGTCAACCAAGTCTCTGCAACAAATGTGAATGTGTCTTCTGCAACATACATCTTCTTGGCTATCGCTTAAAGGAAAACAAAATGCAAATCAGAACAAATGACGGTCAAGTAATGTACGAAGCAGAGTTTCGTGCCTACACAAAAGCCAATGGTGGCCCTACATGGGACATAACAACAACTGAGGTGCTTGAAGCCTTGGGCGCTGATGTAGTCTTTGAAGGCCCACAAGCCTCTGGCGGTACGGTTTACCAATACTCTGTCTATGGCGGGGTAGAACAACTTGACGGCAAGTGGTACACAAAGTGGAACTTAGGCCCATCGTTCTTTGATACTGAAGACGCTGATGGCAAGGTCACTACATCTGCTGAGAATGAAGCTGCGTACAAGGCCACCAAGGACGCAGAGCAAGCTAAGTCAGTTCGTGCCTCTAGGGACACTAAGCTGGCGGAAACCGACTGGCGCTATCGCCGTGACCAGACAACAACACCAGAGTGGGACGCATACTGCCAAGCCCTGCGCGATGTCCCAGCACAAGAAGGATTCCCGTGGACAATTACTTGGCCTGTAGCACCATGAGTCAAATAGACGCAACCGATGCCAAGTTAGCAACGCATGAGGAAATTTGTGCACTGCGGTATGAGGCTATCCAGAAATCGTTTGAGTCCGGCAGCAAGCGCATGAGCCGCATCGAATACATCCTGTATGCGCTAATTGCTGTGACGTTGCTTGGCCCAGGCTTTGCTGCTGAACTGCTTAAAAAACTGCTTATGTAGCTATGGACGCCCTGCCACCACCACCACCGGCTGCACAAGCTCCCGCGCCAGTCTTTGAGTGCGTGAGATGGAGTTGGTCATCAGACCGGCTGCTGGTGTGGTGTCTGAAGTGGCGGGAGAAGAAATAATGGATCCGCTAACAGCCCTAGCGGGTATCCAGTCAGCCATTTCTCTAGTCAAGAAGGCGGCAAAAGTCGCAAACGATCTCGGCAGCTTGGCTCCGATGATCGGGAAAATGTTTGACGCCAAGAGCGTAGCCACCAAAGCTATGCTTGAGGCCAAGCGGTCTAAAAAAGGCTCAAACATGGGGACGGCCCTCCAGATCGAGATGGCCCTGGATCAGGCCAAAGTCTTTGAAGAAGAGCTAAAAATGCTCTTTATGCAGACCGGCAAGATAGATGTGTGGAACAAGATCAAAGCCCGTCAAGCAGAGATGGACAGAGACGATGCCAAAGAGATTAGCGCACTAAAAGCAGAAGAAAAGAAAGCCAAAGAAAAAGCTGACGAGATGACCGAGATTGTTTTGGCAATAGCTATTATTTTCTTTTTGATGTTCTTTGCCTTTGTCGGTGTGAACGAACTCATAGACTTCTGCCAAAAAACAAGAGGCTGTATTTAATGTGTTCTCGCTACTTAAATGGTTTGATGTTGGCGATGACTGGCGACTTGGGATTGATCGTTTTATCAAGTGCTGCGCTGCTGTTCTTGCGATTAACTGGTTACTAGACTTACTGTATATCTTGCCAGCCAATGAATCCAAAAAAATCATCGACTTTCTGATTTCTAAAAAATGAGCAAAGAGCAGTTAAGTATCATTGACAAAGTGCTGGAGTATGTGTCCAGCCCGTTCAGGCTGTTTGCAATGGTACTGATGGCAGTTTTGACCTTTGCAGGGTATTTTGTATATACAAACCAAGACTTGCTGATTGGCGCTTATAAAGAGTCCAAGAAGATTCCAACGATTGCCGAGGATCGGGTTGAGGATGCAGCTGCCCACCTGTTTAAGCAGTCCGGCGCTCTTATTGTGGCGGTCTTCAAGGTCAACAGTATGTTTGGGACTAGAATTTTGTATAGGGCTTACGGCAAAAACGGCAGGGACAAGACAAACGACGGGCTGGATGTCGGGCTTTTTACCCAGAACGCGGCCAATAATGCTGATGTGGTCAAACTGATGGCAAGCGAGATTCCTTGCGGAGAGTACAAGTCAGCACAGTCAGAGATGGGTTTGTGGTATATCGCTAGGGGGGTAGCCTATACATGCCGTATTTCAGTGCCACCGGAGCCTGGTCGCTTTGTCGGCCAGATCACAGTCGGCTGGGCTTCGGAGCCTGAAGACATGGACAGCACCCGCGCCATGCTTCAAATTGCAGCAACCATGTTATCTAGGAGTAAACAGTGAGTCCGGAACTTCAAAAATATTATGAGGACAGGTTTGACCTATTTTCACGTCCAGGCTGGGCTGATCTCATGGAGGATGTTGACACCATGCTCATCC